GTCCAGAAATTCCTGCTGCAATATATGGCAATGGCCTTTATGGCTCAGGTCTTTATTCATCATCAGCTTGGTACCCCGGAGGTGAAATTATAGGTCAAATATTTTACAGTCATGGTATAGCGGTTTTTACCACTACTTCATTAGCAATAATGAGCTCAAATATTAGTGCTTCAGGAGAAGATTTAACAGGATTAAGTATTTCTTTTTCTTCATCAATTACAATATTTGAACATCAATATAAATGTTTAGTAGGTGAAAATGAATTTGGATATTCACTAAACCCATCAATTATTTCATCAAGTACAGATTTAACAGGTAGTTTGAATGATGTATATTATGATTTCGCAACAGGCTCAATTTTTGATCCTTATGTAACTACAGTAGGATTATACAATGAAAATAGTGATTTATTAGCTGTAGGTAAATTATCATACCCTGTACCTATCTCTAAGTATTGTGATACTACTATCATAGTAAATTTTGATACTTAAAAAACAATTATGAATTGGATTTATATAAAAAAAGAAATGGAGACAATCTCCGACTTTCCTGATAACACTTATGGTTTTGTATATCGAATAACACATAAACCCACCAATAAAACTTATATAGGTAGAAAAATACTCCAAAATACTACTAAAGTTAAATTAGGTAAGAAAGAACTTAAAGAACTTGCAAATGTAGTAGGTAGACGTCCTGTGTATAAAATGGCAGTTAAAGAATCTAATTGGAAAACTTATTGGGGTTCAAATAAATATATGAAAGAACTATATAAAACTGAACCAAAAGAAAATTTCGACCGTCAAATTATAATTTGTGCTCCTACAAAAAAATTATTAACTTACTATGAGTTAAAATATCAAATATTATATGAGGTTTTAGAAAAACCTGATGAGTTCTTTAACGATAACATTCTCGGAAAGTTCTTTACAAAAGACTTTGATTAGCCAAATACTGTTCGTATATTGGTGGTTATGGTAAATGAATTGTTAGTAAATCTAGTAGATTCTGTACTAGGTGCAGGAAAAAGAACAGCAAGGGGCAATAGAGCTTATTCCTGTCCTTACTGCAATCACCATAAACCAAAATTAGAAGTTAATTTTACTCAACATAAGAAAGGATATAATCCATTTCATTGTTGGGCTTGCGATAAAAAAGGAAGTCGTGTTTCTTCATTATTTAAACAAGTTAAAGCACCACTTGAAAAGTATGAGGAGTTAAAGAAATTAATTGGAAGTGAAATTGAAGTAAAAAAACAAAACGACCAAACTATACTCAAACTACCAGAAGAATATAAATCAATTTTAGATAGTAGAGATATTTTAGCACGACATGCATTCTCCTATTTAAAATCTAGAGGTATTACAAAAGATGATATTGAAAAATATAATATAGGGTATTGTGAGTTTGGAAGATATGCTAAGATGATTATTATTCCATCTTATGATGAACAAGGTGATTTAAATTATTTTACAGGTCGTTCATTTGAAAAAGAACCATTTGTTAAATATCGTAATCCTGAAACGTCACGTGATGTAATACCATTTGAGTTGTTTATTAACTGGAACATACCGTTAGTAATATGCGAAGGACCATTTGATGCTATAGCCATTAAAAGAAATGCTATACCATTATTAGGCAAAAATATACAACAAAATTTATTAAAGAAAATAGTTACATCTACAGTTGAAAAAATATATATAGCTTTAGATACAGACGCCCAAAAGCAAGCTCTTAAGTTTGCCGAGTATTTTATGAATGAAGGTAAAGAGGTCTATTTTATGGATCTTGAGGGGAAAGACCCGAGTGAAATGGGATTTAACAATTTCACTAAATTAATTCAAAAAACGTTTCCTATTGATCAATATGGATTGATGCAAAGAAAACTACAACTACTATGAGTAAAAAAATTGTATTAAAGAATTCGTACAAACGTATTCTAGAAGTATCGGATGATGCTAAACAAATCACAATGCCAGATTCTCGTTACTATCAACGTAATGGAGAATATTACCCATCCATCACTTATGTTTTAGGTTCTTACCCCAAAGGTAAGTTCTTTGAAGATTGGCTTAAAAAAGTAGGATATGCCTCC